TCTATTGAACTGCTAAATTCTAATTTCACGAAGCATCTCCCATCGGTGATAAATCTTCCATTTCTTTTGCTTGGTCTAGCGTAATTAATTGCAACGATAAAAGTTTTTCTATTGTTGCAAGTCTAGTTGTTGCATCTACACGCAAGAATGTTTCATCTACTGCAAAATGAACCATGTTGCCGTTTGCAGTAATGTCATTCATTGAAAGTCTATCTTCAATGGCACAAACATAAGGCGCGAGCGTATAAGCAAAGAATTCTTTTCGCGCATCTAAAATGTTTTGATATGTCATGCTTGCATTTGCGTCTGCGCTTAACATGTACGCCGGAACATTCATTAGACGCGATATTTCAGTTGATTGGCTTTGTATTGCATCCGTGTACATCATGTCTTTAGGTGAGAACTGTGTTGGAATATATTCAAGAGTTGAAGTCAAATAAGCAGTGCTACGCGATGCGCGCGCGGCTTTCCATGATGCCAATAATCCTTGCACAACCGTATCAGGTAAATCTGCTCCGCTGTTTTTAATATGACCAGAAGGAATTGGTGTTGCTGCGGATAACGCTGCGGCCCTACCAATATCTAATGCTGAACGAATCGCGCGCGCGCCGGACACAAGAACTGCCGGGTTAAGTGATTGGAATGTTATTAAACTACCAATTCCATTATCAGGTCTGCGTTCGTTGTTAACCATATAATAATCAACTTCTGTATTATATTTATTTAATTTAACACTCACGCGTTCGTTTTGTACCCATGCAAAACGCGCAGGTCTTCCATCATCTGCATAAGTAGCTGTTACTTCCCAATATGCAACCGAATAAAATAATAATGATTGCACGGTGTAAGCAATGGTTACACTTCGCGGTTGACGTTCATCTGGTTGGTCTAACCAAACTGGTGAAGCCAATTGCGCGCCTGTATTTTTTTTATACAGCTCTAAAGGTATGCCTGCAATAATTCCGCATATCAAATTCCTACATTTTGAAACTGACGGCACTTGCATTGCAGAAATCAAATCAATAACTGTATCGCCCGCGCCTAAATTGTTATTCCAATAATTAACACCATACGGCGCATCCATAACAGGCGGGCCATACTGCGCAAGTATTTTGGGGTCGCTAGATGGCAAATCATTAACTAAGCGCAATCGTGATAATATGCCCATTTCGCCATTATAGGGCAATAAGGTATATCTAGGACATTTGGGGTATCGGCGCGCCCTACCCGGCCATAATTTGCGGAATACTTACAGGCTCATTCATTTTGTGAACAACCATCGCAAGCGCAATAGGCCCACTGACATCCCCTGCTGATTTGCGGCGCACTATTCGCCAAGACGCATCATTAGTTTTAGCAGCGCAGGCATTCATTTGGTCTATTAATTCTTGTTGTCCGGAATGCACAATGCGCTTTGCAACTATGGCATCAAGTAAATCACCGCAGGCTTGATAGAATTGTTGGCCAGATACATCGAAAACGGCAACACCTGAAACTTCTAAACGTTTTGCAATGGTGGCGGTGGCGTAACGGTCAAAACAGACCATTTGTGGATAATATTTATCACACCAACTTTTAATATCAGCTGCAATGCGCAAATCATCAACAGCAACGTCGCTTCGCCATTCTTGCAGTATTCCAACGCCTATTCGGCCGTCTGGCAATACCTGCCCCGCAACCAAAGAAGCGGTTCGCCTTGATTGCGCAACATCGAAGGCAAAGAATGTTATTGGCCCCGGCCCCATTTGTAGGTTTTTGTCTGCGCATTCTTCAAAAGCGCCAAATGGCCAAGGACTTGAAAGGCTGCTAATCCATTGACACAATGTTTCAGTTCTGAATGTTTCTGCGCTATCGGTAGACAAGGCTTCTGCCAATGCTTCGTGGGTTACCGTATAGCCCAACGCAGGGTTGGCCATCGCCCAAGCTTTAACGTCATCCAATTTTACATGTTGCGGAGCGCTGTATTCATACCACCCTAACGTTTTGGCCGGGTACGACAAAGCTCTATCCCGTAAATCATTAAGCACGGTGCTAAAGGCATCTCCGGCATTGCTGGTCAGTATAGTTTGCGAATTTGGCCTTGCCCGAACTGTTGGCTTTGCCGCTTTCCAAGCTTCCTCGCTTATTTCGCGTAGTTCATCGATAAACAACAAATCAGCTGTTTTGCCGCGCGCGCCATCTCTAGTTGCTGCAACGATTTCATACCGGGCTCCATTTTTTAATTCTATGCATTCCATACCTGAACCAAAGCGCCCGACTTTGCCCATGTTCAATTTAACTTTATCACGCAAGAAATCATTTTGTTCAATAATGTTTACCACTTGGCGAAAAGTAGTTAAGGCCATTGCCCTATTGCTGGAAAGTGCAATAATGCTTTTCTCGCCTGTAACGAACAAGCCGAATAATATGCGCATCGCTGCTAACAGCGTTTTACCCTGCTGTCTGCTAACTAGCAAGCAAATTGTGCGCCTAACATAATTTCCGTCAGCGTCTACGGTCAGAAAGTCATCGGCGCAATACTTTTGCCAAGGTAATAATGGCATTCCGCATTTCTCCGCAAATTCTGCAAACTCTGAACCTTTACTTAATCCTTTAAGTTTTGGCGTCATAATTCTTGGTTCTGTATTGCCAAATATTTTCTTGTGTTTAGGCAGCCCCCGTTTGATTGGGATTGGATTCTCAGTCATGCGGTCCATTCTGTTTTAGGTTGGCCTTCAAACGGACCAGCCGGAACCGTTGTCAGCGTGTTTGTGTATGGATACGAAGGAGAGTCAGGGGGGGTATGGGCGACGCCTAAAAAAACGCCCCTGCGCCTGCCCTTAGCGTAATTACACCTACTGCAACACGCCACAAGATTATCAAGTGAATCATCTCCTCCATTTACACGGGCAATCACATGGTCAACTGTATTGGCTTCAGTATTGCCACAGTAAGCACAGGTATAGGCATCCCTTACCAACACCCGGTGTCGTTGTTTGCGCCATAGATGATAATTCGAACTAGACAGCTTATTGCTAGTGCCAGCCATGAACCCACCAGTGAAGCAAAGCAGCTTGATAACTACCATATCGATTCATAACATAATTATAACACCAATCCAGCTGTTTCTTATATGATGCTGTTTTTAAGTAAATACTTTTGCCTTGACATATACCGTAATGACTACCGTTGGAAGCCTTTGGATTCCAGTTAGATTCCTTTTGATATAGTACTTTCATTGCTAAGGCTTCATCACGACTGTTTACTTTGTTGTAGGCATAGGCTTTTATTTCATTAATGCTAAATGTGTTTGCTTCTGCACTAGATGATACGGCGTTTAACAATACAACACACCCCAACGGTATAGCGCCCCTGCGGGCTATCCGCCACAGCGGCCCGCCTAGTGCGCGCGTTATCGTACCAACACGCGCAAGGGCCGCAGCGTAAACCATCAGATGTTCGGCGTGGCGAGGTGCTTAGATTTGTAAATTTGCCAATGTGTTAGGCGTTTGAAGGTTAGTTGTCCACAGCCTAAGCATTCTGCTAAATACATGCCGGGCGGCAAAGTGTCAAATTCATTTGAAATCTTATGCTTCACGGGTTTGACACTACACGGACACGCAAAATCAAACAGTATCATCAGGGTAATCCTCAGCTGTTTCTTCACTGTCGTCGTATATGGCGTCATTACTTTTGCAGGCTGCTGCCGCTAAGCGTGGGTCGCCTTTTACAAACACCAAGAAATGCTGGTGAAGTGTAATCATTTTGCGTGTGGTACGGAACTGCATCCCACGAAGCCGTCCCGTACCAACGGGGTCAACACTAATGGCGCTGTTGTATAATTCCATTCCGGCGTGTTTGAACGCCTTGATTGTTTCTGGAACTAATCCACGCAGCAAGCCATTTTTGTCGCGAACATCGCCGACAACCCATACGGCGAACCTATTATTATGCAATCGGAATGCTGACAGCGATATAATATGTTGATAATTGGCCAGAAACACATCCCAAGACATATTGGATAAATCTAACGGGTCGCTTGAATACTGCTCCAAATCAAAATAAGGCGGGCATGAAAATATCAAATCAAATCGCCTCATGGGATGCAGAAGGCTTGCCATGTTTAAGGAATCACCAAGTATCCACTGCGGCATTGCATTGGTGCATATTTTGTTTGCTTGCTCTACATTTTCCATGATTTGCTCAGGCCTTAAATCAATCCCAATGTAGTTGCGCCCTAATACGCTGGCAACAACACCGCGTACCGAGCCGCCTGCGAATGGGTCCAGCACTGCATCATCGCGTTTGCTAAACCAACGAATTGCACACTCGGCCAGCACCGGGTCAAATATACTTGTACCCTGCGAAAGCGCATAGATGGCATGGGTAACAGCTGATTTTGTATTAGCGCCGGGTGTAGGTATCAATAAGCCTTCTGCCCTACCTGCTAGGGAATCAATACCTAAACTGACCCACTGCCGTTTGCGCTGTTGCCATCTACCCGTGCGCCTGTCAAGTGTAGTGAACGGCGGCATAACGAATTCTTGGAACATATCCGAGGCTTTTTGTTTAGGCATATCAAATAATGCTTGTTCTTCAAAGTAATCATCTTCGTAATTCATTTTAGGCCCTTTCTTGTAATTATTTTTGGTACTGCATGAGTCGACATTTGAAACAAAACCACATAATAACTTGCCCGGTATGGTCTTTGATTTCTTGGCCGTTTTTCTTTGGCGCGTATTGCTCGCATCTATCGCACATTGTAAAATCGGCGGACACCGTAACTGTGCCATCGCGTTCGAATGTAATCTCATTGCCTTTTTTATCACTCATAGACATTTCGCCCATTATTCTCCACCTTTCATTGCCATAATTAAAGCGTTAATTGTAATCAAATAACCCCGTGAAGGATTTGGTTCAATAGCCATTTCAATTGGCCGTCCATATTCTCTGGTTGCTTTCTTTAGGGTATCTATCGGCACAATAATAACCATTTCTTCCAAAATAAATGACCAATGCGTTGCCTTAGAAATCGACAATCCTGATTTGCGCCACTCATTTATTGCGTTAGACCAATTTTCGGTTTCAATAAATATATTACCCGTGTCAATCCATCGGCTGTCGCGTTTGCATTCGACAGTTTTCAAAGGGGCTTGTAATAAATTGTTGACATAAAGTTCGCCGTCCTGGCCATATCTGAAATCTAAATCGAAATCAGAATAGTTCATTTGGCTATCTTTTCGCGCCATGTACCGTTAGGTCCTAATTCCCACCAGTCAGAATCACATTGATTTGCTCGCACCTTATCTGCACAAACATAACCGTAATAATCCTTCCCTGTTTTCTCAGAAGTGCCTCGGCGTAACAACATAGTGCCATGTTTGCACCGAGGAGGCTCTTCTGTTTGGCCTGCAACCTGCGCTGTTTGTACCGAATCAATCGCCTGGGCAAACGTTGCGGGTAGTTCGGCGGCCATCCTTCCTATTTGGTAAGGGGAGTAACCTTCAGCTGTTAACGTTTCGCGGGTAACAGTTCGTGATTGCGCAACTTCAACTTCTTGCTTAGAAGCAATTTTCTTTGTTGAAGTTTGAATGGCTGCGACTATGGCTCTGCCCCAAGCACTTGTTTCTGCAATCATCAGTTCGCTGCCTGCTGTGAAACCTCTGCCCGGCAGTTCTACCCATGCCATGCCAACGCCGGGGCGTTTGTCTTCGGGGTCGCGAAAACAAGCAGCAACAACCACAACATAGGTTTTATCCTTGATTGTTTCGATTGTGTAAGGTTTTGATGAATCGACAGGCTGCAGCGAGGCTTCCGGATATAATTCTTTTAACATTTGAATCCGCGCAGCAACATCTATGTAACTGTCATCACTGTAATTCATTTGTTGGCTACTTTCTTTTGTAGCGCAAAGCCATCCTTGAATCCTTGGTCTAGGCCATCTTCAACGCCTACGCGATAACCGATATAAACCAGCCCCGCAAATAATACAAACAGAATAAACACCCAACCAATTGTTGGAATCGCTGCTAATAAATTAATCATTGATTTGTCCTGGCTTTTGCTCAGGCCCGTTGATGAAGAATTCCAAATCCTCAATGGCAAACCTGTAATGTCCACCGAATGTCAGCTTTGCAGGTAATCGTTTTTCTTTCACATATTTTCTTAATGTAGAAGAAGCGATACCCATGAATCGCGCTGCTTCTTCAGTGGTAAGCATTTGTGCGTAAAATTTCATTTATCATCCCTTCGTAAGGCACTGAATAGTGCTAAGGGATAAGGTAGCGCATTGCGTACCTAATGCAAGCCCTACATGGGCGCGGCGTAATAATTTATTTCTCGCGAGCCATTTCCAGCAGAATTGCATCTAATCGCATTTCAATCCTTGAAATTCTACCTTCTAAATTATGACCACCGTTTTTGTCAGGCTTTAACTCACTTAGATAGTGTTTGACTAACCAGCCCACACACCCCACGAACGAGCCCACAATGGCCGTTATAGCCACCAATAAGCCCGCCCAAGAGGTGATGGTCATTTGTTTAGCTCTGTGTGTAAGTAACGGCTACTTGCCCGCCGCCTGCCATGAGGTTATAGGGCTGTAATTCAATCCAGCCTTCTCCCACGCCATTGAATCCGACACCATTCATTTCGCCTGACATAGAAAATAGGA